TACGACATCATTTCCAGCATCAACAAACAACATATGGTCGTTGCCAGTTGACTCAACGCGGAAGTCTGCGTCTTGTCCATCCTCATTAAATACTGAGCCAGTATTGCTTATGAGTACGTCGTTTTGAGCACCTATAACTAATGCACCACTATCATTAATAATTAAATTATTAGTACCGCCAACAGTAATGTTGCCGCCAGAGGTTATCGCGCCGCTAAAGGTAGCATTACGCGAACTATTAATTGAAAACGCTTCAGTACCGTCCATTTTTATCTGCAAAGCAGTGCTGCCACGCGCATTGTTTTTATCAATGTCAATTAAAAATGTTTCGTCGTACTCAAACTTCGTAATGTTGTTCGTAACGCTGGTGTCGTAAAGCTGAAAAGTAGGCGCTGCGCCTTGCACTGACAGGTCATCGTTTACTAAAGCTGTACCATTAACAGTCAAACCAGCCGCAGTCACGCTGCCGCTGAATGTGGCGTTGCCTGAACTAGTTACTGCTAACAAATTCCCTGCTGAGTCAACTCTGTCTAGGTTAAAAGAGTTGGTTGATGAGTCGATGCGAAAGCCATAATGAATTGTGCTATCTGATGGCTGAACACTTAACGCAACCTCTCCTGCTGTGTTGCTTCTTGCCCGTCGAGCCTGTGTATCCCCCACGCTCGTAATCCGAAGGCGCTCAGTCGGACTAGAAGCACCATCTGCCGTAGTAGAAAAAACCAATCGCCCCGGCATATCATCAGCACCGGGGGTTCCGTCCACAAACGCCTCTACTCTTGCACCTTCTACGGTTTGCGTCCCATCAGCACCTTGGAAGCTAATCCTTCCTAGCAACGCATCATCTGTAACGACTGTGACTGCTCCTGCTGACGTTCCATTAGATTTGGCAAGAACAAACTGAGGGCCATTATCATCATTACTATTGCGAGCAATAGACATAGCCGCTGTGTTGCCTGATGTTCCCTCTATTTGGAACGCTGCCGTTGCAGTTGTGTTGAATAAAGTTTTTCTTGAAGAATTATTCCCTATAACAACAGCGTCATCTCCACCGTCAACGAAGAACATATTTTCCTGACCGTTGCTTTCAATACGAAAATCAACATCTGCACTTGCTTCGTTGAATACAGCGCCACCGTCTTGAGTCAAAGCACCATCAATGTCCACGACATCTAGGTTGGTGGTGCCATTTACGTCAATAGACCCTTCCAGATCTAGGTCTCCGTTTACCGTCAAATCATCAGTAATCGTGAGATCGTCTTCCACAGTGAGGTCAACGACGTTGAGGTGAGCAAAAGCATCCACCATCGCACCGCCTGATCCGGCACCATCCGAGTAGATGGCCTTGGTCTGGCCGTTGGGGACTGTGACTGTCGCGCCACTGCCCTGCTTGATGATGATGTTCTGTGACCCCGATGTGCTATTTTGTATGAGCCACAGCTTGGAGACGGTATTCGGGCCAATAGTTATGGTGCAAGCAGAGTCTAAAGTGCCAGTGTACTTGAGGAAAAGGCTACGACCAGGATCAGTAGAACCATCAGCAATTGTAGTGGTGTGGGTGTCCGCATTAGTAGTAATAGCCTCCGTGCCGAACGAAAATGCTTCAGCAATTAACTCGAGGTTTGTATTTGTACTCGCGCCCCATGTACCTGCCTCATCTCCAGTGGCGATCTCTTTGAGCCGTAAATCGTTTACATAAGTTGCCATATTAAGCTACCTCTTCCCAATTCGGTGTCTGGCTGTCATCAACATTTGACCAGCTTGGTGTTTGACTGTCATTAATATTTTGCCAATTTGAGTCTTGGCCCGGAATAATTGGCCCCCAAACCAGTGCGCCGCCAACCAAACCAGTAGCAGACACACTTGGAGGAACAACATCAGCCGCTGCAGTCGTAGTGACAGATCCAACCGCTGATGTACCTTCAACGCCTGTAACGCTGACGTTGTTTTCTGTAAAGATCGATATGGTGCCAAGCGCAGACGTTCCTTCAAGCCCGACAACCGAAACATTTGCAGCAGCCGATGTTGATATTGATCCGACTGAAGCCGTTCCTGAAACGCCTGTGACAACGGCCGTTCCTGATGCATCGACTGTAATTGTGCCAACCGCGGACGTACCGACATTGCCCGTAACTGACGTTGTAGCTGCTGCAGAAACTGTGACGGAACCAACGCCACCCGTTCCCGCAACTCCTGTGACAGGTGCATTGGCCGCTGCAGATACTGTGACAGAACCAACTGCGCTTGTGCCAGAGACTCCTGTAACCGAGGTGTTTGCCGCTGCAGATATTGTGACTGAACCAGCTGCGCCTGTCCCTGCAACACCTGTCGGAGTGACGTTTGCATCTGCTGTAACGGTGACTGAACCAACCTCACCCGTCGCAGAAACGCCTGTGACAGATGTTGTGGCTGCTGCCGAGACCGTGACGGTGCCAACTGCACTCGTGCCTGCAACGCCTGTAACCGACGTACTGGCATCTGCAGATATTGTGACTGAACCAACAGCTGAAGTCCCTGCGACACCCGTGACAAGAACTGGGGCCTCTTCGCCCCATGCGCCCTCACCCCAAGTGCCTCTACCCCAGCCAGTAACATTCGCCACACGTTAAATCCTATGCGATGCGAATGATCGCGTTGGATGCGTCAGCAGTTGGGAACTGAATGGTGAAATCACCAGCAGTTGATGTTTTATCGCCACCAAAATCCAAGGCACAAACCGCTGGATCACCAGATGCAGAATCATTAAAGATCAAGCATCCGCGTGCAGTGATTGTAACGTTTGAAAATGTCAAATCAGAAAAGTCTGTAAACGCGGTGGTGCCCGATGTGGTTGGATCTACACGAGTCAAGGACGCGCCTTTTGCCGTATAGTTTGTGCCACTCGCTTCATTAGAAGTTGTGTACGCAGTTGTGCCTGCTCCCAGGCTTGCTGAACTTGTGTACAAAGCAAGATTAAACGTGCTTCCACCACTGTTTTTAAAGTTATGAACCGCTTCCATAAGTTCTTGTTTAAAGCTGGTGCATAGAGCTGTCGTAATAGCCATTAGAGCCTCCTAATTATTTCAGCCATGTCACCATGGCCTTGTCGGTTTAATTCGTTAATAAGCGTGGTTCTGTCGCTCTTAATCGCCTCTCTCATATAGTATGCAATTAGCTTCAAGACAGCATCTTTAAATGCAACAGCCTGTTGAGCAATAACAGGATGGCATTCTTCTCCAACACTAACGATTCTGTCTGAAAGTGATTTAGCCCAGAAATCAACGTCGTGTCCCTTGAAGTCTGTGGTAGCTACAGAAACGTTTCCTATTTCGCTTTTTTGTTCGTTTAAAAACATGACTATGATCTACTGATATCGTACCTAGCTTCATCGCGTGCGCCATAACCTTCGCCAAGTTTCTTCAGCGCAGTCACAGCAGCAAGAAACCTTTGTTCGTATTGAGCGGCTTCTTCTGGCACTTTCAAGAAAGTAGCTGCTTCTACCAGGGTGCCATACAACAAAGCATCTGGGGCGTTTGTAGACAACCAGGTTGTCCCGCTTTCTGCGCCTGCAGTCAACGAATCAGGGCGATACTTATAATGCAACTCAAATGTGTAAGTAGAGTCTGGCGTTGGCCCTAGGATAAAAGTCGTGTCATCAAACAACGCATAGTACTTTGGAGTACCAGTTGTCGCTGGGTTAGGCGTGTAATCTCTAATGAAAGATACATGCTTAAAAAGCAAGTAGATGTACGCACTACTGGATATCACCGCTAAACTGTACGGTGATAAAAAGTCTGTAGGCGTAGACAAATATGTGTTGCTCGCTGCAGCCGTCCCTGTAACATTTTTTCTGAACACAGGAAGCTCTACGTTTTTCAGTATGCGCTCTTCGGCTTCTTGTATAAACGTAGGCAAATCAGCAACAAAAGTAGTTTCTGCTGTTTCGCAATAATCTTGAACCGTAGATTTCAAAGTAGCTAATGTAAAGCTCATGATATAACCACCGTTACTGTACCCACCTCGCCTGTTGCAGCATCTTGGTCAAAAGCAAAACCAATACTATCACCAGTGGTGGTCATCATCTGATTCGCATCAATCGTTCTTACAACCCCAGAACCTGCAACACTGCTTGCTGAAACATCTGGTCTAGGATGCCTTAACGCTTGCGGATCAGCCATGTGACGCACAGGCTCTAATTGAGGATGTTTTGGCTCAAAACACTCTGAACAAACGCGAAACCCTGTCCACTCTTTCTGTAGCTCAGTGTACTTGTATCTAAAGCCGCATCGATCACATATGGCTAATGAGTGCTTGCCAGATGCAAAAGCCATTACGCTCGCCTATAAGAACTAAGCCCAGGAGCTATGTTTAAGGATGCTCTGCTTTCATCTTGATCTGCGGCTCTAGCGAATTCTTCCTCGTAGTAGCCTTTTAATATTTGAACGCGATCGGGCGCTTTCTTTAACGCTAGGTAATAAGCGAGGCCAGCAGCCAGACAAGGATAAAACCTAAAAGGCATATCTAGTGTGTTGACAGAGGCATCTGCATCTTCTATGCGAACCAAACGGTTTATCAGAACCTGGTCAGTTGCGTTCTCTGAAGCAGGCCATATGTAGAGCCGGGGCGTTATCTGCTTATCCAAGAACCATTGAGTAGGTCGAGCCTGGGTATCTTTATTTGGGATATTCCAATACTCGGCTCTGCCAATCTGGTTCATCTGGATATCAGTCGTTTCACTGTTTTCAGTTCTACGCAAAACAACATCAAGCACATCAATCGTTGATGCGGTTAGATCTAGATACTCGTCGCCTTGGCTTAGCGTTGTCGCAGAGTTTGTAACTGTCCACTGATTTAGTCCCCTGTTTGCCCAATCAGCAAACAAGAGATTTAAAGAACGGCGCGCAGTTACGGCGTCATAAGAGGTGCGAAGCTCAAGTCCGCACCTCTCATACGCTTCTTCGATGTACTCTGCTACATCTGGCTCAAAGTCTCTGCTTCCAGAAGTTGCCATTAATAGCTCTTTATAACTTCCACAATAACAGTATAAGTATCACCGCTGCTTGCGCCAATCGTGGTGAACTTTACGTCCCCTGTCTTACCAGATCCCGCATCATTTGGGATTCCAGAGAAAACAGAGTAATCGTGATAGCCGTTTGAGTCAGGCGAAAGGCCAATGATCAGCGTGTCAGTAGTTGCGTCATTCAAAAGCTCAACGCCCATGCCTACGCACTGCCACCAGATCTTTGACACTGCCACTTCTGTGCAAGCATCACCACCGCTGTTCGCTGCTAAAGCACTTACATCGATCTTAGTGACGGCGCTTTCGCCAGTACCGTCACTGATGTTGGTGAACTTTAAAACAGCTTTTCGGTTGTCATCCTGAATTGTTTGAGATGTGACTGTATCAGCCATAATTATCTCCTATTAGGACGCTACGTCGTAACCTGTGATTTCAATCAGGAAGCGACCAGCTGTGTAGGCTGCATCGCCAGTACCTTGGCTTACTAAGTAAAGATACTGATCAGCAACAATATCGCCACCAGCAACCATAGTGCCAGCAGAAGCTGCGCCAGCATTGATGATTTGAGTTTCAGTCAAGTCACCAATTGCGGTGTCATTCACACCAGTGCCTTCAGTAGCCGAGTACAGATCGATATCTGTGCTGCCACCAGCAGGTGTTTCAACACAAGTCATGGTCACGCCAAATACAGTGCCTTGGTTTGCAGTAGTCACCTGACCAATGTATGCAACGCCAGATCCGTCCTTACCAATGATATCACCAGCAGTGCCGCCGTCTTTTAAGCCAGTAAGATCAATCATGATAGTGGTCTTAACAACGTTCACGTTAGTGCTTACGTCGCTCTTCAGACGCTCTACCTGGGTAACGTATACAGCTGCTGTGCCTTCGATACCAGCACCGCCTGCTGCCTCTACAGACATCTTAGAGCCGCTGGTTACTGTAACAACGCCAGTGTTGGCGTTAACTGAAACTGTTTGAAATCCGTTCTTTGAACGGACGGGGCCGTTAAAGGTTGTATTCGCCATGTCGATCTCCTGTCGTGGCTAATGTCAGGGGCGGGATTGCTCCTGTCAGGGATAGTTGTTTTATACAGCAGAAAAAGAAAAGGGGCAACAAGTGCCCCTTTCTTTCAATGTTTCATGTGAAACATTAAGCGCCTTGTGATGCGAACACGCAGCGTGGGTTACTGAAGCCGAAGCTGTAACGCTCACGAGCTTTATAACGCACGTTGCCTGTATCGAAGTCGCCTTCCA